ATTATATTTTTTAATGTTCTTCTTATTTTTAGTATTATAAACTTTATTACAAGAAGAACATAAATACCTAGTAGATGCTGGTTCAAATATTACTTTACATTTTGAACATTTTCTTAATTTCATTATATCATTTATTATAAATATATGAAAAATAATGAAAAGTAATGAAAGAGAATTATTCTTCATTCAAATCTATATAAGGGATATCTCCATGCTTCAATATCATTTTATGAATGTTATGAGTTTGTTTTGAAATACCTAACAACATATCACAACTTTCATAAAAAGGAAGATTATAATATGGGCATGGTACGCTGTCCCAGATTGATAGATATACTATCGGAATTTTTCTTCTTATTTCATTTTCCATTTGGAAAATATGAACGAAGTAACGTGGATCAGTGATCAACATTATAGCGTCTGGTTTTTCAAACTCAATTAGTTGCCTAACTAGTTCTTGAGAGCCATATCCACTTACAGGATATAATGTTACAGATGAGTCTGTTAAACCAGTTACACCATTAGTGTCTTGAGATAAATCAAAACGCTTACCTTCATCAGGATGTTGAATTGATCCCCCGAGTGTGACCCAATTAAAGTGTTGAGCTGTATGTATAATAATCTCTCTTCCCACTGTCGCTACACCACTATGGACTCGAATATCGTCTGTGATGAGCATTATTTTTTTCCTTTTTTCAGGAGGTAAATACGAAAACTTTGAATTCATATAACTTTTTTAGTTTAGATTAATTTTCTTGTTCAATTTCAATATTAGTGTGGTTGTGAATTTGTTTTCTAAATTCTGGGTTGGTTAAGTATAGATGCATTGCTCTATCTGTTAATTTTTGTAATGAGAATTTGTACTTGACACATGCAATACGAAACTCATCCCATATAGTACTGTTAACCTTTACACTAGTTAAAACTTGTGAATTTTTCATATACTTGGTATTTTATTTGTTGTATATAAATATATGCAAGTTTATGAAGATATACCTTTATCGCAAAATTCTTTTTTATTAAATGGACAATATAAACAATTATTCCTTGATGGATTAGCCGGGAAAGAACCATCATAGTATTTGCCATTTTTATCAAATGCCTCCTCTATAAATTCAGATACAGCTTTTGAGGCTTTACTTAATTTAATTTTTCCACTGGCTGGAGAGAATAATTGGATTCGACTTTGGGGAAATTCTGATTCTTCCCATATTTTTCTTTTAACAATAAAGAACTCAATTTCAATGTTGTCTACAGGAACATTATATATTTGGCTGAAATATTGTTTGTATAATATGAGTTGGAATTGTTTTATTTCGTCTTTTTTAGCTTTATCATTCCATCCTCTAGTGCTTGTTTTAATGTCTATGATCTTAAAAGTATTAGTTAGTTCATGATATAATACTAAATCAAGATAACCTTTATAAATAACATTTTTATGTTCAGGGTGAGGTGAGAGTTGAATAGGTATTTCACAACCTATTAAGTACCATCCCCTCTTACCAAAGTAAGATCCTTTTTTCTTCTTGAAGAACTTTAGAATTTCTAAACCATCTTCATAAAATTCTCTTAATTCTATAGGATCACTAAAGTGTACTTTTTTATTAGCTTCATATTCTTTTCTATATACTTCACCTAACTTGTCTTGGAAATAAGTTTCTACATCAATCCGGTCAGCCTCAGCTCCACTTTTCTCATAAAATACAGTAATGTAATTTTGTAATGTTTCATGTAATGCGGTACCAAAAACAGCATGAACAGAGGGCTCAGAGATATAATTCCCTTGTCTGTACTGTAAGTCCCATTTTTTAGGACAGGAACGAAACATAGACATCTGACTATAGGATATAGTTTTCATGTAACTATAGTCCATTTCAGGGAAACTATGTTTCTGAATTTCCTTTATTATTTTAGGTATCTTTTTCTTCACTGCTTATTTTTTCCATTTCTCCCTCAAGACCATCATCGCTATAATTCCATAATTGGCCAAGTCAATAAAACTATCTATCATTGACTCACCATCAACATAATTTTGTCCGTTTCGTTTAATTAAGTTTTTCAGTCGATTGATTTTATCATTACAGCGCAACCAAATACCCATCACAGACAGTTTAATATCTTCTTTATCTTCTAATGTTGAACCTAAGGCAATATTTTGTAACCCATAGTCTAACATTTTCTGAGCGAATAACTTGTATTGTTCTTGCTGGATTTGTTTGAACTCGTTTGCTAATATTGGGTATTCTTTTTCAAAGTCTTTAATTGCATTTTCTTTTTCAAAAATTGAAATATTTGTCATAAAACTAATTCTTTTAGTAATTTTTTCTGTTCTTTCTCATCCACACCATGTCTAGTTAAAATATCTATGATGCCTTCTTTACCTAAAATATAAGTATATTCTTCAGCTTCTCCAAGCGAGATGGTGTATTCTTTTGCAATATATTGTAAAAGAGTATCTGAGGTACGTTTTTTAGCAGGTTTGATGTATTTCAACCAAACGTTTTTCTTAGGCATCATATCACAGTATATTCTATATATTTTTTCTTTTTCAGCGTATGGGATTGTTTGTATATAATTGACTATATCAATGTATTCTTGGTTCATTGATAAGTAGCGGTGCGTCATAAAAACGTTAAATGAAGCTCTATCATCTTCACTGAACGAGCTCCATTTACGTTTATTTACTGTAATTTCTTTAATCCAGTCAAATATTACCATGTTATTCTTTAGTTTCAAATTCTTCTCTTAATTCTTTAGGTAACAACTCAGTTAGAATATGCCCTGACTCAACATCATAAAATACTGGGATGGGGATAATAGCGTCTTCTGGAGTGCCGGCCACAAATTTAGAGATTTTCTTTAAAATAACACCTTCGGCAAATATACAATTTCCTTCAGGTGAGTATATTGTTTGTGCTGATTTAAGGTCAATGTTCAGCTTCATTTTGTTTTGGTTTTCCATATTATATATTTTGTAAAATTTTACTAACACATGCCATAAAACATAATTCTTGATCTATTCTGACTACAGAATGATATTTATATTCTTCTATAATAATAGTAACCAAACCACTATTTGTGGTATATTGATCTATACTATCGTATAAAAACCTATAAAGGTCAGTATAGTCGCTTAAATCAGCATCTGCTATGATTTGGCGTATTGTGTTGAATGTGTTTGATTTCGGTTTTTTAAGCGCTTCTAATATTTGGCTCTTGTAATCGTCTGATATAGTTATAGAACTATCTAACTTAATCTCACCATTAACTGTGTACTTTTGACATGCATTGATAATGCGTCTAAAATCAGGATAAAATTTCTTAATTATACTCACAACGTCTTCAGAGGTGTGTTTAATGTTTTCAATGTTTAATATATTATCTATATGCGTGGCTATGACTTTTTTAGACGGTGGTTCTAAATCAAACTCTTGACATCGGCTACGAAGTGGTTCAATTAAACGTTCTGGATAGTTACCGGTTAAGATGAAACGAGTGTTTAGACTATATGTTTCCATCATATTAAGTAACATCACCTGTGATGCTTGTAATATATGAGTTGCCTCATCTAACACCACTATCTTAAGTGGTTTGAATGAACCGGCTGATGCAAATGAACCAACCTTATCTCTCATAACATCCATACTTCGTTCATCCACAGCATTGATAAATAACGAATCACAGTTAATGTTATTCATTAATATTTTAGCTAATGTTGATTTACCAGAACCAGGACGCCCAGCAAGTAATATATGAGGGATGTCTTGGTTGTCTATGAATTCTTGGAATTTGGCTCTGTTTTCATCTGAGCAGATATAGCCTTCTAAAGTATCAGGACGATATTTCTCGTTTAGAATAAAGTGGATTTTCTTTCCCATTATTTATTATATTTATTTCTATTTCCTATAATATCAATATAACCTAAAGATTTTGCTATCTCACTGGTTTTAAAGAGAGGTTGTAAATTTGTGTAATTAAAGCATTTTTCTTGTTCTTCTAATTTAGTTAAATCAAATTTAGAACAAGCTTCTTTATGATCTAACTCCCAAATACTACCCCAATTGCTCCAATTCATTTCAGGTAAAAATAAAGATTCAATGTAATGTTTGAATTCATCTAATGAACAATTTAATAATTTCAAAATAGAATTTGTTTTATATGTTTTATTACGTTTTAATAATTCTCTAAATCTATTTCTAAGAGAAAGTTTGATTTTGTAATTTAAATCATTTTTCCATCTTTCTTTATTTCTATTATTACGTTTTTCTATATTTTCAGGAATTAAAGATTGTTTTTTATTATAAATTTGAACATGTTTTTTATTGTCTTCTATCCATTTTTTCATATATTCTTTCTTTTTTAAAGAATCACTAGAAGGCCAATTATTGATTTTTTCTTTATTGTTTGTTTTATAATCTTTATTATATTTTAATCTATTTTCTTTTTGATTATGATATGATTTTAAATCAATTTTGCTTTTACAAGATCTACAGTAAGCATTGTAATTACTAAATCTTTCATTAATTTGGCATTTTGAACATTTTTTCATAGGTCGATAGGTTTATTATAAATATCGACCAATATAACCTTTTTGACATAACTTTTATTTTTATCAATCACCATATATGTTAAACTTCTTAGGTGGTTCTTTAGCTTCTTCATCTATAACATAAAGTTTACCACCAAACGGGTCTAACATAAATTTGACATGTTTTTGTACTATATTAAAATAGGCGTCTAGTGTCAGAGTGAGGGAAGAATAAATCTTCCCATCACCTAACAATATCCATGTATCTCCTTTACCAACTTGACGTTCAGCTATTTGAATGTATTTTTCTTGCATAATCTAAATTTAGTACATTCCTTCCATACCTCCAAACCCTTCGTTAGATTTCTTTTCTTCAGGTTTGTCTACAACAGTACATTCTGTTAACAATACTAATCCAGCAACTGAAGCAGCGTTCTCAAGTGCGCAACGCGTTACTTTAGATGGATCTATAATACCCGCTTTTTTCATGTTATCGTAGCATTCTTGTTTTATATTCCATCCATTCCATTTACTGTCACTGACTACATCATTTAGTATTTTGTAAATATGTTCTTGTTCATATCCAGCGTTAGTTAAAATTTTCTTAAATGGCGCGACACATGCTTCCCAAACAATCTTAGCTCCAATATTTTCTCTAGAACTGATACCATTACGAGCATGTAATAATACTACACCACCTCCAGGTACAATACCTTCTTCAATGGCGGCTTTAGTGGCGTGTAACGCGTCGTCTACTCGGTCTTTCTTTTCTTTCATCTCAGTTTCAGTGTTCCCACCTACATGAATAATAGCTACACCACCGATGAACTTAGCTAGACGTTCTTGGAGTTTTTCTTGTTCAAATGGACTTCTTGAGTTCTCAATCTGGTTTTGTAATTCTTCAATACGTTGAGTAATTTCAGTTTCATTACCTTTACCATCTACAATAGTTGTGTTGTCTTTATCTACAGTGACTACTCTAGCTTTACCAAACCAGTCAATGTTAAACTTATCTAGCTTCATTCCTTTTTCACTACTTACAACTTGTCCACCTGTTAACGTGGCGATGTCTTCAAGAATAAGTTTACGGCGGTCACCAAAGTCAGGAGCTTTAACAGCACATACTTTCAAGATACCTCTTGCTTTGTTAACAATAAGTGTGGCGAGTGCTTCACCATCAATATCTTCAGCTATAATAAGTAAGGACTTATTTTGTGCTGATACATTTTCTAGGATAGGTAGAAGTTCTTTTACCTGGTTTACTTTCTTATCCAAAATAAGGATTAAAACATCATTCAAAGTACAAGTCATCATGTTATTGTCAGTGACAAAATAAGGTGACTTATACCCTCTTTCAAACTGCATACCTTCTACTGTCTCAAGATATGTTTCGCCTGATTTGCTTTCTTCAATGTGTACTACACCTTCACGGCCTACTTTTTGCATTGCTGTAGCAATTAATTCACCTACTTCAACATCATTGTTTGCTGAGATAGAAGCAATTTGTTTAAGTTGGTCTTCAGATGAGATATTTTCTTTAATCTCAGTCCTAATAAAATCAACTACTTCTTTTACTGCCTTATCAATACCACGTTTAATTTCTACAGCATTAACTCCATTGTTTAGGTGGTTTAGACCTTGCTTAATCATCTCAGCAGCAAGTAATGTTGATGTAGTAGTACCATCACCCGCTGTGTCAGCAGTTTTGATAGCGGCTTGTTTTACCATCTGTACTCCTAATTCTTCAATTGGGTCTTCAAGTGAGGTTATAACCTTCGCTACTGATACTCCATCCTTTGTAGATAAAACACTCCCATCTTTTGTAAAGACTACATTTCGACCGTTAGGGCCTAATGTCGCTGTAACTGCGTTGGATAGTTTTTCAATACCATTGAATAACTTTTTTCTGGCCTCGGGCCCAAATTCTATAACTTTACTCATACTTTAATTTTTAATCTTCAATAATAGCCAATACTGTATTTTCAGCACAAACATAATATTCTATCCCTTCATCTTCCACAACAACTGGGCCCATTTGAGGTAAAATAACTTTTTGCCCTACTTTTAATAATGTAGGTAAAAGTTCTCCAGTAATAGAATGCTGACCAGGTCCTACTGATACAATTGTACCACTTAAATTTTTAGACTTTCCTAGGTCAGGAACAATGATGTTGCCATATTTTGTTTCTTCTTCATCGAATGGTTTTACAATAATGGCGTTGAAAACTGCTTGTAAATTCATAATTTTTATTTTTATAACTTGATTTAAAATTGTAACTTAAGGGTACGGGTTTATTTAATTTTTAAAGATTTAGGTTTAGATGCTTCTGAGAATGGAATTCTAATTTTTAGCAATCCACTTAACATCTCAGCGTCAGCCTTAGATAGGTCAAATTTAGAAGCAATCTTATAAGCTAAATTAAATGAACGTTTAGAAATACCTCTATGAATGTAGGTACAATCATTTACATCACAACATTTCTCATCTTTGGGTTTATTGTATGAAATTTTCAAAACATCACCCTCAACATCAATATTGATGTCTTCTTTGCTAAGACCAGTACAAGCAACTTCAAAATGTAAACCAGTACTGTTTTTATAAATGTCTAGAGAATGGGGAATTTTAGCTTCAATAGCCGGCATGAAATTGGTGTTTGACTCAAATAAATTTCTGAATAAAATGTCAAACGGTGTTAGTTCTTTTTCTAAGAATAGTGTACTCATATCACTTTAAGTTTTATGCTGTCCGAAGACCAGCGGGTTAATAAAATTGGTTTTTGTTTGTACCCTTAAGTTACATTTATAAATATATTGATTTTAAGACTCTTTCGCTACTAAATAATAAACACTTTTAAGAGTGTCATCTTCAGAACTAAATTCTAGTTTCATAATTCCATCTAAATTGATAGATATAAATCCTCCATCCATATCTTTATTAGCGGCCATAATCTCTTTAATAATGTCTGAGTTGTATTGTACTTTGAAGTTGTTAGGCACCTCTGTTACTTCTATATTTGAAATAAAATATGAGACTTTATTAGCATGTTCTATATCACCTCCAAATTCTAATTCAAGAATATATTCACCATCTTCATTAGCGTTTGGTTTGATAACCACAGTGTTGTTCTCACCCAATGCTTTTTTAGCCTTGACTATAGAACTAATACTCTCATCATCAAGTGGTGCCCTAAGATTAAATTTAATATCTCCAATAACATCTCCAGATTTAGGAATGACCATCATGTCAGCTAAAGAATAATTGAGTGTAAAACTCTTATCAGACACAATAAGCTTATAAGGAATATCTTTATGTTTGGTATATTTTAGTTCTAAAACACCACTAGTAATGTCAATTAACTTATTAAGTTGGGTTGTGTTACTGATACCAACCTTAGAGTCTTCTAATCCAATTTTATCAAATATAATATACCCCAACATTTCTTTAGATGGTGATGTAAATTTGACTGTTAATTTATTATCTTTAATTTCCCATATAACAGCCTCATTCATACCATTTAAGTGGTATTTAGATATAGCTGATGTTAGTGCTAATTTATGTATCATATATATTTAATATAAGAAAGAATATTTAAATTACCAAATTTACTTTTGATAAAAGTTGGTTAGAGACATGAGTGTATATTTCAGTAGTTTTAGAAGATGAATGTCCAGCAATTTTTTGAATAATTCGAAGGTCTGTGCCATTTTCAAGTAAACCAGTAAATGATGAATGACGTAATGTATGTATAGAACTATTATTATCAATATATTTTTTATAGATTTTCTGACAACTCATAACTGAGTATTGTAATGAATTCTGACCATTGAACAGGTATTCTTTTGGTTTATATTTAATATAATAAGTTCTTAATAGTTCTAAAACTATTGGAGAAAGAGGAACTATTCTATCTTTTTTACCTTTAGCGTTTTTGATATGAATAATCATTCGTTTAGAGTCAATATCTTCAATTTTAAGATTAACTATTTCTGATACTCTTAAACCAACAGAGTAGGTCAGTGAGAGTATAGTTTTATGTTTTAAGTTAGTTATTTTAGATAGTTGAGATTTTATATGCTCACCATCTATAACTTGTGGAAGTTTCTTTTCTGATTTAGGTCTTTTAAATGATACTTTATCATACTTTTTATTCAGTGCTTCTTTGTATAAGAAACGGATAGAGTTGATTACTTGATTCTGTTGTGAAGTGGAGGCAAATTCGTAATTATCCAAATATAATTGAAAATCATTGGATTTTAATCTTGTTGGAAATACTTTTGTATTTTCTAAAAATTGTTGTATATAATATAGATAGGACTTAATTGTCCTATCTGAGTAATTTAAATACTTCAATTTTAGTTTACAAATTTCGTAGTAATCTGTTTTTTTCATATGTAAATATATATGAAATAAGAAAAAAAGTTTAATTATAGATATATAATAGTTATGTGTAAGTGTTCTGTTTATCGTTCTAATCAACATTTCGGTTGAAAATTTTAAAAGAAAATTATTTATTCATTTCATCCAAACACCATTTTTTAACATAATCATATTCAGGTGTATCTTGTTTAAAAATGTCAGAAACTTTCATTCTCTTTATTCCTAACTCTGGGTATTCTTTCTGATTCTGTTTTAATAAATCATCCCACACATCTCTACTACCCCAAATTCCCCAAACCCAAAGATATTTATCAGTTTCAAGATGAAATGAATTTTTATATAAAATAACATTAGAATCCATAGTCAGTTTTTTAAAATCTTCGGATTCCCTCCATTCCTTAAATTTTTTTATGTCCATATTTTATATATTAATTTTTCTTTTAAAATTTTGTTCAATTCTCTGATTAAACATTCTACCTTAATTAACCACACCTACACATAACAAGGTGTATAAGAAAGTTTGCTATCAGCATTTATTGTAATTTGAAAGTTTATCTAAGCAAACCTTCTCATACACCCAACCGTTATAAAACATTTACAGTTCCATCATCGTCTATTGTTTGAATATCTTTTAAATTAACATAGTATTCATTAACATCTATTTTCATTTTATAATCACCTCTACCACTTTCAATCAGTTTACCAAGATATTCAAACATTTCATTTACATTTATTGACTCTCTATTTTCTTTGTGGAAACGTTTTATAACATCAGATATATTCAAGTTTTCTTCTGACTCGTTAAATCTTTTAATGTGTTTCAAATCTTTCATATTCTTTTATTATTTTTTTAGTATATATTAAAAAAGAAAACCTAAATATATCTGAGTATCGTTATGTGTAATAAAAAATA